TTGTATTGAAGATATGATGAAAACTACCGTTCGTGATAATGGTTATTTTGATGATACCGTTATCACGTTCGAGTCCGCACTTGCAACGGTTGTTGAGTCTTTGTTGAGTAACGATTACGATTACGTCGAAACCGAACGGTGTCTAAGTAAGAAAGGCCGCCGCTGCCGTAAATATGTTATTTCGGTTGATAACGGCGATTGACATATAAAAACCCCGATAGGGAAAACCCATCGGGGTTATTTGTTATTTTAGTTGTGCTCGAATATATTCATATTGTATTCGAAATTGACAATACCGGCGTGGCCTGTACCGTCTAGCACGTTTATGATGCTGAAATTCATACCGTCGAATTTAAGTTTAAGCGGTGTTTCGTCATCGAGAAAACCCATAAGCATAGACCATGCGCCCCAAGTGTTTGACTTGTTTACGGTGGCGAAAGCATGTTGATTCCATTCTTTTTTCTCACCTCGGAACACATAGGATATGTCTAGACCATTAATGAATACTGAGAATGTACCGTCCGTTACGCCCGGAAGTGTTACGTCTGTGTGACGTTCCACGCGTGGCATGGCTGACATATTGTTTTCGATCGCAGTAGCTATGTATTGCGCGTAGATTTCTGAACCCTCAGTGTTTGGATGTATGTCTGTCATTCCGCTAGCATAGTATAAACCCCATGATGGCGCGTCCTTGACTGTGAGCACGTTTGCGTTGCGGCCACCGGCGCACATGACACCGTATTTTTGTCCATCGTCGCGCGTAGGCCAAGTGTTATCGAACATCATTGGTATGAAAACGATTTTTGAATATGGGAAATTGGTTTTAGCGTAGGTCAGTGCCGTTGCCACATCGCTTTCTTTCAATTTGTTGTATGCATCATTACGGCCGCCGCCGATCACAACATATTTGATTTTAGTCTTATCGGTTGTCGCACTGTTAGCTTGCTGTAACTGCTGTAAGAACGTCGTGCCGGTGATGAAACCGCCACCGCCGACTGCGTAATTGTTGCATTTCAAGCCCAGTTTTTGCGCCGCTTTTACTATCATGCTATCGGTTGCGGGGTTAGTTGTTCGGAAACCCTCGAAATAGCTATCTCCGATTGCAATTAGCGTATCTTGTGTGACCGGTGTTTGTACATATCGGTTGTCGCTTTCATTTTTTGTATAGGTATCGTTTATACGGTTTTTAAGATCGGTCGCGTTTTCCACGGTGTTCGCGCCTAATGCATTGAGGTTGTCAGTCGCGTTGTTCGCGGTTTCGGTTGTGGCCGTGAGATTTGTTGCGGTTGTGTCTATTTTGTTTTTGAGCTGTGTTGCGGTTTCAGTGTCGGTTACGCCTAACGCTGTTAGATTTTTGTTGTTGTTTTGCGCTGTTTCTAGCGCTTGCGTGGCTTTACCGCCCGCAGTATTTGCGTTAGTGTTGATTTTATAGAGATTATCGTCAATAATATCCATTGACGCGTTGTATTGGTCATTGAGGTTGGCCGCGTCGCCGGTTTGATATTTTTCGAGATTGAAATTGGTTGTGTAGTCGGTCATGTTAGTTGTCCTTTCGGAGGTTTGTAGGGTGATTTATTTCTTCCTGTACTTTTAGTTGATGAATCACGCGGTCTAGTGTGCGCATTGCCGCGTTGTATCCGTCGCGCAGGTCTGCTAGATCGCCGCTTTCGTACAGTGGCAGATGATAAAACGGTGTTTGTGATGTCATGAGTGCATGCCTTTACTCGGTTGGGGGAATTGGATAACCTTCTGCGGTTTTTTTGAGGTTGCTAAGATCGGTGACGGTGAATATTTCCGTGCCGATACGGTTTAATATGTGGTTGAGAGTTGTTCCAAGTGTTTGCGCGTTAGTTCCTGTCAGCCCTAGCGCCTCTATGAATGCTGCTAGCCCGTCCGGCAACACGTTGTTGCTCAATGCTAAGTCCGCTTTATCGCTGACACTTTTTATTGCCGCGTCGATTTTATCCATTGACCCGTTGTATTGGTCAAGTAGATTTGCGGAATTTCCCGCTTCATATTTTTCCAGTCCGTAATTCGTGGTGTTAACCATGATTCACCCTTTCATGCTAACGGTGGATATTGTTCACCGGTGGTTGGATTAGTGACACGTGGCGTGGTATCGTCGAAAATGGTAAGATTGCCAATTGCGGGCGTTTCGTCCGTTCGGTGCTCGGCTAGTTTGCCGGTGTTAATATCGGCTATTTGCGTGACGCGTGCGCCGTATACTGCCAATTCGCGATAGAGGTCACGTAATGCGGTTTTACTGTCAGTGTATTCACCTTTCGTAACATTCCACACTAGTTGTGTGTCCCCTATGTGTTCGATTTGTTCTTGCAGTTGCGCTATGGCTACACCGTAATCGTTTATGTGCGCTTCAATGTTCTTTATCCTTGCATCGTAGTCTTTCAATGTTTTGTTTATGTCGGTTATGATTTCGTCAAGATATGCCGTTATGTGATCGATCTCGCACGCAATGTGCTTTATGATTTCCTCTTGACTTTTAGCGTTCCAATAGAAAGCGGGTATGGCGGGTGTGTACGGCCATACCGAGAAAAACGGGAGTAGTGGAAACATGTGCATATCCTTTCAGTAATTGTTTATGTTGATCGTCCATAATGGGCTAAAACATGTTTCAAGGTGATCAAGCAACAATACGTCAATATCGACATATTCGCCGTTTCTTATGCGATTGACTTTGTCCATAAAATCACCGTTGGCAATCGTTTCGTATTGGTTATCCGTCGCGTTGCTTGCGTAGTCTTGGTTTTCGGCTAACTGTGTTGCGGGGAAATCACTGTAGACGGTACGCATTTTGTGCCATATATCGCTATCACTGAGAATTATATCGGGATTATTGCTTACAAGCGCATAGAGCGGACGCAATACCGGCATGACTTCCTGTATGAGACGCATAAAGTGCCGTCGCCATCTTGACGGTGGCATAACGCCTAGTTCCCGATCAAAAAAACGGTTTTCGATTTTCTTGCAGCAGCGCGTGTATTGCGTGTCATCATAGGCGACGTCCCGCCATGACCATGCAGCGTTATCCCAGTCAACACCGCCCGGCACGTCGAGCAGTTCGCCAAACGTGTATGTCATCACGCCGTGGAAATCGTCGCGCGATTCGCATGGCTGATAATGGTTTATGTCATTCTGCATTGTCATCGTCGTTCATTCTTTCCACGTCTGTTAAGTAAGCGTAGTTGCGGGAAACATTGTCTTCGTTCCATACAACCTGTATCGGGTCCTTGAGGTATTTTCCGAATCTTGTGTTGAGAATGTCGCACGCGGCACGCCGTTCCTCTAATTCGCTGAGCGCGCGTAGATCAGTCGGTTCGCCATAGTCGTTGATTTCGTCGGCGGTTTGCCGTTCCATTTTCAACGGCAGATTTTTAATACCCAGTGATTGGTAGAACGCGTTCCAAGTGTTCTGTATGTCGTTCTGCAATTCCATGCCGATATATTCGACGTTGGTTTTCAGCACGTTTGCTTTCATAGAATCGGTGAACCCCGGTGTCGTCATGATAGCCATTTCACCACCTGAGATTTGCTTAATAACGTTAATGCCCGCCGTCTGCTGCCCGGCCGGAACCTCAAGGATGAACGGTGTTTTCTGATTGAAACGGTTCTGCCGCCGCGTCATGTATAAATCTTCGATTTCATGCGCGAAAAATTCAATCGTCGGAATGAGTGGCGTGCGGGCACGGTTGGCGTAGATGAAAACACCGTTGGAATTGTTCACTGGAAAACGCCAGCCGTTGATACCGTAACTATCCCATTTCTTCGGCTTGTAATAGACGTTGAAATTCGAGGTAGTCACCGCTTGCGTGCTGAAAAACACGCCCGGTTTGCTATGAGGAAACGCGATCGTGGCGTAACCGAAATACAATAGATTGTATTCGAGAAACCACGCGTCACACGTTTTCGGCAGATTCAACCACTTGAAACGAGATAGCGCGATATTCAACATTTGAGAATACGCCATTGAATACGCTTGCGAGTTGAGCGATTCGGATTGCTGCCACACCGGTGCGCCACGTTCGCCCAATTCAGCACGCGTCAACGGCCTTTTATGCGTACGTTTACGTCCCATGTTTCCCACCTTATAGATTGTCGTGTACGAAGTCGCCGCCGACTTCCTCGGGGCTAGTCCATATTGTAACACCATTGCTAAAAATATCCCTGATCGTCTGCAATTGCTCGTTTTGCGCAAATGGACAGACAATCCATATGTCCGCACATTGCCAATACGCGAAATGCTTGCAAGGTGTCAACGACGGACGGCTGTAAAGTTTGTTGCTCGCGATACCATAGCGCAACATGTAATCGCCCGCCGCCGCTATCGCGCCGTTGTCTTCGGTGACGATTTTCACGGTCATGGTGTCAAGCCCCGTGGCCTGTCTGAAATTGTCACCGCCATATGCCCCAACGGGCTGCGCGGCATGGTTGAGCAAGTCGCGCCATGCAGCGTTAACGTTGGAACGCGTGTTTATCATGACACGTTTGGCATTATCCACGCTCTGATTGCGTGACGTCGACGCGTTCGTGTTCGCTGTGTTCGCGCTTGTGGCGGTCATGTCCGTTGCCGCGCTTGTGGCGTATTCGTTGTTACGATCAGCCTGCGCGTTCGCGCGCGTTGTCACGTTGGTTGCTTGCGTTATCGAATGCTGCGTTTGTTCGCTGTTCGCTCTGTTTGCGTTTTTCGCTTTCGTGTTGGCGACATCGTTGGCCGTACGGTTGAGTTCTGCGTTATTGGTTATGGCGACACCGGTATTATATCCTTGCAGCGCAGCGCTGCCGATGGCCATAGAACCGGCGACCAACGGTGACGCCGCGCCACCGGTGCCGATCACCAACGCGGCACCGGCCATTGTGCCTATCGCGCTTGCGACACTTGATAACGCTTGCGTTTGAGACCCCTCTATAAATGCCTTGTTCTGTAACGTGTTGTCCTGACCAACGTCACCGTTTATCTTGATTGTTGCAGTGTTTAAATCATCGTTCTGCCGCGTAGTGGAATATGTCAGATTATCAGTACGCACGCTATTGGACTCGTCTTTCACCGCAGTGTCACGCTGATTGGCACGCGCCGTGTTCGATACCGCTGCGGCACTGCTGCGATACGTGTTGTCTCGTGCCGTGTTTGCCGAGCGTGCGCCGTTTTCGTACGATATAATGGCGTTTTCGCGTGCTTGCGCGACTTCGCGGTTGTATGCGTCGGCGCGGTGCGCGTCGATCGCGCGACGTTGCAGCGCGTAAGTCGGTATGTCGTGCGATATGAGTGTTTTGAGTACGTCCGCGTTCGGCACGTCGGCGGTAATGCTAGTCCCGTTCATAGCGTCAATGCTGATAGCCGTATTGCCATCGCTGCCTATTCCGTCAAGCCATGCGATTTGTCGCAATATCGGATAGCTGAGTGATGTGATAGTTTGCACCGAGAGTCGTCCGCAGTCGGCTATTTCCACACGGCTTTTATTGCCGAGATTGTCGGATATTTCGAGATGCGCGTAGGGTGCAAGATACAGTCGTGTTATTTTGGCGTATTCATTGGCGTAACCAAAATCGTCTATTGTCAAATTAATATCGGATATTTTCGTGCGAGCACCGCTGACTGTATGCCATTCGACGCCATTCACATTTATGCTGCTGCTAAACCGCATCATGTTTGCGGTGGCTACGAACACCGCTGTAATCTGTGACATGATATGTGGATAATACGCGAAAAGCGTGTCGAAATAATCGCCTGATATTTTGGACGTTTCGAGCGCATACATGCTTACGTTGCTCGCAGTGAGATTGTCAACGGAATTATACGATGTGCCCGCGCCGGCGACGTTTGCCGTGTAAATGTTTCCGGCACCCCACGAGAAACCCGTCACCGTGCCATCGGCATTACTGTATATCGCGTCACTGTCCGTAATGTTCGTGCCCTGCACGTTACTCATGTTTTGCAATTGTTCAGGCGAAAACGTTGCGGCCAAACAGATGTATCTTGTGCCGTTTTGCAGATTAAACGGCGTGCTTTTTCTGATATTCGACGCGGCATTGCCATAGTCAACGTCGGGCAACGTAAAATCACGGCAATTCGCCCGCGGGTTTTTCAACAGTTCTTGAGGTGTCGTTTCCGTTAATGGCGCGTGTCCGCGTGACAATAGTAAACCGTTGATTGTGGCGCTGTTGATATAGTCCGTCCATACGTCGCGCATGAGCGTGCATGTTGTCGTGTTCGGTGCTTCCGCGCGTACGGAAGCGATGAAAAAATGATAGCGTGTCTGCACGTCGGTTTTCTGATACGGCGTATTGACAATATCGTGTGAAAAGTCAACGACAATGTAATTGTATTGTTGCACCGTCATGTAAGGCACGGGCAATTTTATGCCGTCCGTGTCGGCGCGTGCGATGTACATGTTCGTGGTCAGCTTGACGGTTTCGCCTTCCAGTTTGTCAAACCATGCGTCTCGTGCGACGTTATCGGGGAATTTAACGACGTCGTGGTAATCATCGTACCAATTCACATGACACAACTTGATTACAGTGTTCGGCGTCCAAACATTGTAATCGAAAACGTTGCGGTACTGATCGTATACGCGCGTGTCCGTGCCGGGGAACGTCGTTGCGTTTTGCAAATGTGGAAAGTCCATTTTCACACCCTTTCTTATATACGAAAAAAATGAGTGGTGTTTCATGTGAAACACCACTCATTTTATACCATAGTCGATTCAGACTATTCGACGGTGAACGTGCATGTTGCGGAATATACCGTAGTTTCACCGTTCGGATTGACATACGTGGCGGTACCCGTCACGGTAATGACATCACCGGCCACAAGGCCATCACGCTGGACATGCAAGCGTGCTTGGTCATCCACGAACGTATTGACGTTGAGATCGAACGCCGCACCGTGCGCGTCATCCCCGCTTGCGGCATGATTCGCAGCAACCTCGTACGTCGCTGCGTTCGGTGCCACCTGTATGGCGGTTCCGGTCGGCGCGACGGTGGCGGTAAGCTTCGGTGTGAGCTGCATAAGGTCTCCCGCCTTGACGGTGCCCGTGGTTGGCGTCAGCGTGAAACCTGTCACTGTCTGAGTCACAACCTTGATGGATGTACCCGCATCGGTGGTGAACAAGGCGCACGGCGTAAACGGCGACACGCCATAAATGCCCCAGTGGTTGAGATATAGTGTGTTGGAAAGTGTTTGCGGGTTATAGAACTGCGTAGTGCCATACAGCGTGTCTCGCGCCTGATACCAATCAGTGGAAACGAGCAACGCAACAGCGCCGTCGATACCGAGACTTGGCACCTCAATAACACGATACGGCACGTCCGCTTTATCCAGCTGGAAAACCGCGCTCAGCGCGTCGACGTCAAGCGACGCAAGATATTCCGGTTCAATCAACAACACCATTTGCTGCGGGCTTGCGTACGCCGGAATGTCGGTGACATTCAACGCGTTGTACTGCGTTGACGGGAACTGCATACGCCCGGCGGTCGCACGCAACGCCTTAAGCAAAGTCTTGGCGGTGGTTTCGTCGCTCGGCACCGCATCCAAATGCACCTTATAGAAACCAAGATTCTGCTCGTAATGACGAATCAGCGCAAGCATAATGTTCATTTCGTCGTACTGATCGCTGTTGCGTGGGGATTCCATAATCTGCGCGACGAAACGGTTCAATCCGAAATCATCTACGAACGCCTGACGCAATTCATCGTCAGTCCATGAAATCGGGTATTGATCGCGACGGTTGTTTTCATAGAACCACACTGCCGCTTCGGGACGGTGCATTTTCAACAAATCTTCCGCGTCATCCTTGTAGCCGTGCGCCTTAATCCACTTGACTGCGATTTCCTGTACAGTCGAACCCCAGTACAAGTTTTCCTTTTTGAAAATCGACAACGGGTTTTCAAACGGCGCGTTCTGCGCCATTACGGTTAGTCCGATACGATTAACCATGCTCCAAACACAATCGTTCAAATATTGGCGGTTCATCGGGTCGAACAAGTAGCGCATGGTGTTCGCCACGCCTGTCTGTGTCGCGCTCGGAATACGCTGCTGATAATCGTCAGTGCCCTTGGTACGCACCTTATCCAAAATTGTCGCATTGTCTACAGCCATAATATTTTCTCCCATCGATTAAAGCGTGTAGTCGAGATTTTCCAAGTCTTCCGCCGCCGCTTGCGCGATCGCTTCCGCAGCGTCATCGTCGTTTTCCTTGACTGTTGCGCCGTTTTCAACCATTTGCGCAACGGAGTCAGTGAAATTGTCATATATCCCGTCGATTCGTTCGCTAATTGCGTCCGTGCGGTCGCTGATCGCGCTCACCTTGTCCAGCACGTCGCGCAACATGTCGCGCAAATCATCAAATTCGCCCGCGCGGTGCGCTTCGTTTTCCGTAAGGTCATCGCGATCGGCGGTGTCCCTTTCCTCAGGAGTTTCGTCATCCATTATTTTTTCCTTTCATATATGAAAAAGTCGTGCCGGCGAACGAATACCGAACCGGCACGACTTAAGAATAGCATACGTGCAACATGATTCACAACGATGGACGGCGCGCTTTCCCTCACGGCCATATCATTGACGGAGTCAACCGTGGTTATCAATGATAATGTTTTCTCGCCCTCGTTACGGCACCTTGCGTATGCCGTGATTATTTTACACCGAAATTTCTAAGCATTGCAATTACAGCGTGTTGCGTTTCCACCGTGTCATAACGTAAATATCCTAATGCATAATATGACGTAAGATTTCGAATCAAGTCCTTTGCCACATTTGCCGTAAGGTAATTAAGTTTATTGTCATCCGTCGTGATCGCAAAATATGGCACATGCGCGCCCGCATCATATTTTGAAGATGCAAAAACGTAGCCACAACGTAAATCAACATAAACGCCATACTCGCACCGCAACCAACGGAAGACATACGTAAGTTTAGCGTGTTTGTGCGGTTTTTCAAGAAAATCAGTGTCATAGTGCTTGAATTTGTTTTTAGCGGTGACATCAGCGTTATTTTTCATCATACGCCCCGCGACTGTGTTTTTCGTTTTCTGCGCAGCGTATTTATCATCTTCAACATAATCGAAAATACACGTTTTACCGTCAAGCCATTGCAAACCAAACTCGGGCTCTAAGGGAACGTCATAATGTTTAAAATACGGATTATATGCGTCGCACGCATTGCCCAATAAAAAGATTCGCGGTTTACGTAGCTTGCTGTCGTCGGCGCGTTCGCGCGTGACGGTATCTACAAGATTGGCTAATTGTTCATATTCGTTGCGCAAATAATGGTGGTATATATCATCAGGGTATATGATAATTTCGTACATGCAAATGTTACGTACATTAACATATGTGCTTTTTTTCTTCTGCTGCTGTAATGATAATGGGATGAAATAACCACATGTCCGCCAATTTTTATCGCCATTACGACGTATTTCAGCTACCTTGTTATGCACCCTAAAATCGTAGTCGGGAAAAATATTATCCTCTATTATCCTGTCAAAATATTTTGCCGCCACGTCGTTATTTTCCTCTCGGTACCGTGTGACCTCGACAAAACAGATATTGTTTTTAATATAATCTTCCAACATGTACCGGCGAACGCCGTACGTCTTACCGAGACCACGCGCGCCAATTATAAGATTCACGTCAGCGTTGCGCGGCAATATCTGTGTTCTAAGCCGATCATAATAATATTTCGCCATCAATACTCACAATCATAGGTTTGCCGTCCCGCATAATAAGTTCGCGGGGCATTGTTTCCGCATTCCTATTATACGTGTTTCGTATGTATGTCAGATTCTCGCCGTTAGCTTGCTTATCCGATTCGCCTAGCCATCTGCCGGACGGATACAACGCTATCGCTTCAGGCGCGTCAACATGATATGTCGCGCCCTGATAATCGGTGACGGTGCCGACATACCTGTCCCATACATGCGGGCGGTTACGTTGCAACGTGTGGCAAATCTCATAATCTACCAAGACGTCATAACCGAGCGATATTTGTACGGTTTCCGCGAAACCGTGCCCCACATGCATGAGATCGGCTATAAAATCCTCAATGGTGTACGCACCGTCCGGCCGCGGGAGGCCGGCGCAAGTGACATGCACGCGCCCGTTCTTGTCCAAACTAACGCGTGCTTTGTTCCACAATTCCATATGTTCGACATAACGCGTGACACCGCCACAGTCCTCAACCTCGAATTTTCCGATATGATCTAGCGTTGACGCCATGTCGGGCGCGGTGTTTCGGACGCGTCGCATGGTGCGATCGATCGCGTTTTCAATCGCGTCATGCAGCGGTTTGAGCGCATCCAGCAATTCCGCGTCGCTCACATCGTCATCGCAACTGATTTTCAGACTATCGGTATCGCCGCCAGTGACCGCCACGCGTGCGCCGAAATGACGGTATATCAGCATCATGGCTATCAAGAGGTGCATTCTGCTACCCGCTACGATTCGCATTCCGTACGTATAGAGGACACGTGGTGTTTTCGGACGTTTTTTCGCAAAATTATCGGGAGTACACACCGTGGTCTTATCGACTTCAAGTTCACCGGTTTCAGTCACGCAATAATCCGCTTTCATAACGTCCTGTGCCTGTGTGCCGTATATGCCATTAAATTGCCCCTTAACAGTAGACCCGTAATAAGATTGCAGAAATTTCATGCTCAATGTACCCGCCTTAGCGTCACGTGCGATGCCCTCGGGGATTGAATCAGGTATTTCGCCCACGTACGCCGTGCCCTCATGATAATGTTTAATCAGGTTTTTCACGTCGGTTTTTCGTGCGAAAAGCATGTTTGATTGTAAAGTTACATAATCGGGTGGAACAATCGTCTTAGTAGTTGCTTCACCGTATAATACATGCATTTCGTCAAATTCGTACACTTGCGCCACGTTCCACAATTCGATCTCATTAACATGTAATATGCATTCGTCCGCCCGATACAATTTCCCGAAAGCATACGTTGGATTAACGGCACTGTCAACGTAACCATGCGCCCTAACGCTGTTTTCCTGTGTTTTCGCACGTTCGTTGTTGCTGTAATCGGTGTCCGCTTGCAATGTTTTCACAAACTTGGAACGCGGACATATTGCAATCCCCCATGTCTCAAAACATGTGTTTTTACGCAATCTGAGATTCATAAATCTCACCGCAGCATGCAATCCCGCAAGAAACGGGTCATCATAATTCGACAACACGGTGTCAAGCGGTGTACTAACGATACGTTCGCATGCGATTTGCAGAATATCCGTAGGCGCTGTAGCGAATTTCACCGGCAGCCGTCGCCCGTTAATGAATGCGTGATGCATCGATGTAACGTCCAAGGATGCGACGTTATCCACGACAACGCTAGCGGTTTTAGCGCTTGTAAACGTCAAACCGCCACGGAAACATGCTTTGCGCAGTGCGTAAGATTCGTAATCTTTCGGAAATTCCTGATTGCACGTCATCTCAAAAGCGCGCTGCAATGTGATTTTCTTACCGCCTTGCAACGTGATTCGCCGTCCGCCGATCTCACGGCGTGCCATCTGCCGTACAAGCGACGTCTTGGTCAGCACGCGGCAACCCAGCATGTCCGGCGTGAGCCAATGGTTCGCGCGCAGCAGCCATTGCAAGTATTGAGGTATCACTTGCACATCGCGCCGGGCGTAAAACATTTCCTCTTCGGTCAACGGGGTTTCGGGTGTGCGGACAAGTGAGTAATCCCAATCGCCCACCGCTTTCGGCAATCCGCATGTCTCGCCCATCGCGCGCAGCCCGCCCATTTCAAGGTAAAACGTGTCCCAAAAACGGCAAACTACATCATCGCCGATACACAAATCTAGAGTATATACGCTCGTGGCGGTTTGCGCATTAGCGGTAATCGTATACGACTGCGCCAATTCCAACATGAGCGTCTGCATGTCGAACATGAGATTATATGCCGCGATTATCGGGGTATAGCCGTGCGCGCGCCCATATTCGATAAGATCGTCAATGTATGTCAGCGCTTCGGATGTATGCCGGTAAAACCGTACATCGTCCGTATCGGGGGTGTACGATTCCAGTGACGTATTACGCAAATCGTTGAAAATGTATAATATCGGGTACGCGCGTGTTTCGATACCCTCGCCAATGTTCGTTGTTTCGGTGTCGAATATCGCCGCTACCTTAAATTCCTTGCGTTCTTTCATCGTATCACGTCGGGTGAAACCGCTAATAGCCATATCGGGCTTCCGCCGTCAACGTCCGTATAATCCTCTAATTCGCCCGTATGTGTTTTCATACGTTCGGCATATCGCAAAGCTTTTTCGTTGCGTGCCATGATCGTATCAAAAAGTTCGCTTAATGAATCGGCGTCATATGCTTTCATGATAGCTTCAAGTCGTTTGTTCGGCGGAACGTTCGATTTCTGCCATATGTTTTGTGTGTATCGCCAAAACACCTTGACTTTTTCCCGCCCGAGATCGCCTAGCGCGCTCGGCATTCCCTTGGATGCCATTCGCATTTCCTCGCGAAAGATGTTGAACGAACGCACGCGCTCCCTCGCACGTCCTTTACCGCCACGCACGCCGCTCACCTGTTGCACGAGCTTATCGGCGGTTTCGTTCGCACGCTGATACAGTTCATTGCGCATGCCGCTATTACGGACACGGCCAACATACGTGTTTTTCAACTGCGTTTCAAGCCGTTGTATGTAAGCGCGCCGTGCGTTCGCCTCGCTTTCGGGCATGATGTCGGTAATGCTTTTTTTCAAACTGTTGATCGCGCGACGCACGCGCTTGCGTTTCGCGGTCAATAAGTCCGCTTGTTTATGCGCTCTCGGCATGTTCACCACCACCTTATAAAAAAAAGTGCCATAGCATGTATGACACTTTTTTGTTTCATTCCGAACTACTTGATTTCAAGCGATTTCGTGGAACGGCCACCGCCCAGCGGTGTCTGCTTAACCGTAACAGTGATGCCGTCCGGTGCGTTGAAATCGGGGAACATATCGTAGATGTCCAACACACTGCGGTAGATGCCCTGTGACTGGCTGAAATACGTGTTGCCGTCCTTTGCGAAAAGATAGACGTTCGCGCATTTCTGTCCAGTCTGAGAACGCACGCCCGGTGCGATGTAGGCACCGACAACCGTCAACGGTTCCGCGCCGCGTCCATTCAACGACAACGCGCTGTTACGTGCGTTGACGATCGCGCGCTTGCCCTCAAACGTGCTGTTGTCCATCGTGCAAATATAACGATAGTTGTCAGCGGTGTTCTGTGCGGTTTCGTTCGCGGTGGTTTCGTTCATCTGTTCGTTTTCCTCGTTCATTTCAGTTCCTTTCAGAATTCATTTTCTTCGTTATCGTTATCGTTGTCGTTGTCGTTATCAACGTCGGGGGCGATGATGTCAACCGCAACACGCTCGGCATGTTCGATGAACGTTTCAACGTCCATGACGTACACTGTCTTATTAACAGTAATATCGTCAACCAACACGTTAACAATACCGGCGTCCATAAGCGTTTTCACAGCCATATCAACGTTGCGAACGTTTCCGGTGGTGTGGAACGTCTGTGCTACGCCGTCTCGATCATAATAGCTTATGGTGCTGTCAGCGATTACTTTACGAATCTTTCGCATGTTTATTATCCGTTTCTATCTTTTTACCACC